ACCTCATACTGTTTACGGAGACTTGCAATTCCAGCTATCTGGTTTTGCTATTAATACTCTCAGACAAGGTATTGATAGCGTTCTAAGACCAAGGATCATAGCTATGGAAGATGCCTATATGCAAATTACCAATATACTCTGCGATCAATATATTACTGGTGCATACGACCCTGTAAGTGTCAGTGGTCGTGACAGGAACAGGGCATTCTTTAACGAGACTGTTGATCCCGGCAGTATGGAAATGGCAGGGATGCCTGAAATAACTATAGCCAGTCAGCTACCAGAAGATGACATGTCTCGTATGTCTATGGCTCAGATGGCTAGGGACGGACAGACACCGTTACTGTCTGATAACTATGTGAGAGATAAGATACTAGGATTGCAGGATGCAGACTCCATTGAAGATGCCATTAAGGAACAAATGGCAGAACGAATGTTACCTGAAGCGTCATTGTGGTCACTGTTATCAGCTACAGAGAACAGAGGCAGAGGAGATCTGGCTCAGTTCTACTACGGTGAATTAATGTTCTTGCTTCAACAGAAACAGATGATGAAGGCTCAAGCTATGGCACCTCAACAACAGGGGCCACCTCAAGGTGGGGGGCCACCTACGGCTGACCCCAGAGTAATGCCTAATGCAATGATGGGAGTGCCTCCTCCAAGTCCCACGCCTCCGGCTAATAATGTTGCCCCCGGACAGCCGAGGCCGGGTGCACAGGGAGAAGATAGATTAAGCCAGATAGGATTGTAAGGATTAGATGGGATTTACAAGACAGCAGGAAATAGAAAGGTTTAAGAGGACTAATGCTGGTATCTTCAAGGAAACTTCCAGTGGGATACATCAGATTGCAGGACCAGTTGGGACTAACACTACAGAAATAAATAATGCTGCTAAGTTTATAGAACGACCAGTATCTCCTCCTCCCAGTGAAGAGGAGACTCTTGGAATAGTTCGCCCTGCTCCTGAGGTAACTACACCTGAACCTGAAGTGATTCCCGATGCTCCTTCTACTCCGGGACTAAGTAATGTAGCGAGCCATAGAGCTAGACAGGCTGCGGAAAAGATATTAAATCCTAATTCAGACAGAGGATTTAAAGGGGATAGATCTATAAACGAACTCATTACTGCATACGCTAAGAATTATGCTCTTAGTGAAGATAATATAAGAAAAGCAATAGAAGAAGTATTAAGAGAGAATATAGATGATAAGGCATATGTTGACTATGTATTAGAAAAAGTTATTGGTCCCGGTGAAAAAGTACTGGGCACAACATATGAACCTCCAACAGTAGAGGGACCGTTTGGTACTACTATTTATCCTGAAGGTGGTGATCCAAATGCAGTAGTAGAGTCTCCTACTATCATTCCCGGATCTGGGGCAGAAGCTATTGGACATATGCTTCCTGAAGCAGCCGCAGCAGCGGCAGATTTCTGGAAAGGTGTAGCAAATACAGTTCTTCCTTATACTCCTATTGGTGCTGGTTCGATGCCTATATCTGAAGATACTCAAGATACTCAAGACGCAGAAGATGCAAGAAAGAAATACCGGCCTATTGACGGAGATACTAAAATAGTTGGCGATACAGATGAAGACGATACTGATGACTCTGACGTTGATCTTCGTGCCTTATATAAGGACCAATCCCAGTTATATCTGGCATGGAAGGCAGGGACTATTAATGATAAACAAGCTGAAGAGTGGCTTAGAACTGCAAGAAACAAAACTCCTGAAGAAATACTAACTATTATAAGCGGATGGAAAAAAGAAAGAGGGGATAAACTTCCTGAAACTACAACTGATATCGATGAGACTGAGAGAGGAGAACCCGGATATAGTATAGGATCATATTCATCTGCTCCTTGGTCGCCTATATACCAAGACTATCTAAGAAAGAATTTTGGTGGTGGCAATCCTTTTATGAATCAGTTCGTGTCCCAGCAGGGATTAGCAGGAGATCCTTTAAGAAGGACAGCTTGGACTCAGTTCTTATTACAGGAAGCTGAAGATGATCCGTGGGCTGGAGATATTCAAGGGCAAACAATCACTTCAAGTGGGGCAACGCCGGGAAGGTTATTTGGTGGACTATCCGATAATCCTAATGCTAATCCTTATAGCGATTTTCTTGATGATTATAAACCCTTAGAAGGCGATGCTTTATTAAAAAAGATTAATGAAGTTGTAGGTTTCTTAGAAACTGGTGGCCCTACTAAAGATTTTGATTTTAATGAACAATATACTAACGAAGAATTAGCTGGATATAGATGGCAGCAACGGTTTGGGATGACAAGTCCTAATTCAGATCAGAACCAACAGGCACTGGCAGCTCTACCTATTATGCAAAAAACTCCTGTTACTTTACAGAATGAAACATCCTCTATATTAAAGAGGCTTCATGACCAATGGGTAGCTAATCCTAATACTGACCGTGACGAAGGTTGGCTACAGTATGTTGTCAGAAATAATTATTTTGGTATGATTGGGGATACAACTCAGTATGCCACCCCGTCAATAGATGTTGGGGATACCGGAGACTATCTTACTTATTAAAGGGAGAATGTTATGACAACCATAGGGCAAAGTGCATATTCACCAATGGCAGCTACTTATCGTAATTGGCTGCAAACTCAAGCACTTGCTAATCCATTTATGGCACAGCAAGCACGATTCGGAGTAGACCCTGCACAGTTAGCATACTGGAGCTTGGGTTTACAGAGTGAATCTGATTGGGCCCCCGGAACTAATCCATTTGCAGAGTTTCTAGGTGGTGACATTACAGGTCAAGCAACATGGAACCCAGTGGGAATGTCTGCCGCTGATTGGGCAACTCGTGCAGGAAATGTGGGCACTACATTAGGGTTGAGTGGTCCTGATTTAACTAATGAACAAATATCTATACAAGATAGATTTGGTGGAATAGGTGGTGATACGACTGCTCAACAAGCTATTCAAAATCAGGCAGCCTTGGTAAATCAGGCTGTCTTAGGTAGAACTCCTATGGCATTGCGTGGAGAAACTTCAAATATTCTACGAAGATTATTTGACCAGTGGTACGGACAGGAAGGCACTGATGAGAACGCTAGTTATCTTAACTGGGCAAGGACCGCACCGGGTGGAGTTTTTGCAAGATTTAATGTACCTACCACATAATGACACAAGAAAATCCTTATAACTATGCTGAAGGTGATGACTGGACTACAGGAGAATACTTAAAACAAAATCCTGCTGCAGCTTACTATTCCTATGCCAATGATTGGGCTGGAACTGGAGGGCCAAGGCAGGAACAGTATTACCAGAATCAGTTCCAGAATATATATAACCAGTATCTGGGTTCTCTTGGTACGCAGTTGCGTGGTGGCACTATTCCTTCTACTGCAGAGGGAGAAAATACTTGGGCTGGATATCTCCAGAACTATGACTGGACAGATCAATATACATCCTTGTCTCCTCAAATGAGAGGAGATTTTGAGTCTATGTTTAATCCTAGAACCCGACAGATATACTTCTAATGGGACAAGACATAGGATTGCGTGAAAGAATCGCCAACATGCTCTCTGACGCTAGTCAGTCTGAGTGGGCTTCTTTTGCTATGCCGGGAACTGACACGGCTATTTCTGCAATCGGCTATGCAATTGAGCCGGATATCGGAAGCCCTTTTGAAAGACAACTTGATTCTCTTCAGACCCCTATAGATAGAGCGTTTAGTTTTGTAACTGATAAGCTCAAGGGTGGATCAGGAGTTAATACTCCTTTATCTCCAAGACAGCAGAATATCACTAATACTATTTTGTCTGACATAGGAATATCAGAAAACATTACAGAACCTATGTCTCTATCTGGTTCAGATCTTTCATATTGGTTTGAAAAATACGGACGAGCATCGCCGACATCTCCTGTATATAGTCAAGCTGATACAGTAGAAGTTATCTTAGATAATATGTCAGAAGCTAATAAACAGGCTCAAGCTCTATATGATCGTGGCTATCGTAAAATATCTTCAAGCGACCACTTTATATTAGATGGAGAAGATAAGACCGGAAGACCTATTAAAAAATATAGTGGCAATAAGGTAGAGCAATGGAGCAAGGTTTCGGGTGCTCCTAAAAATATTACTGTTATTCCAGATCCTATTAATATTGATGATAGTGGTTTTGAGACAGATAAATATATAAGAGAAAATAATTTAGATAGCAATACCAATGAAGTTTATACAAATTCTGAATTTATAGGTATGGTTCAGAAGAGTGTCTTAGATGGGGCTGTTCCAACCAGCGTTCCAGAGATGGCATTGAAAGGTGGGGGAGAATTAGTTGCTGCTCTTGGAACTCTTGGACAATCTGCTATAGCTATAGAAGCTCAAGAAAACTATGGCATGATGAAAACAGACGGGTGGGAAGGAGCATTAAATGCAGTTACCTTTGCATTTCCTCCATTCACAGCTTTGTTTGGAGCCCCTGATGTATATGCAGGAGTTATATTTAAATCATTAACATCGGGTCCGGCAGGAAGATCATTATTTAAATCTAACTACAGGGCACTATATAACTGGGTTGCGAAAGAACCTGATTTGGATATTTCGACTATTACTCCAGATATGGTTAATAAAAGAAAAATATTTCAGGATCAAGGCATTCCTGAAGATATGGTAGAACTAACTATGAATATGTGGACTAATGCCGGAGCAGCAAAAGGTAATCCTAATCTGTTATTTGAGAACACTGCTGTCAGGGTTATTCCCGATATAGATCCTAAGAGTCCCGGTAGTTTTGCTATAGAGGCTACAAATAAACATTCTAATCAATCTACTTACTTTAAGATTAGTCCTATTAATGCTGATATAGATAGAAGAGTTAGGCAGACTACTGAAGAATTTCTAGACTTTGTTGATAACTATTCAGAATCGATTGGTAGTAGGTTTCCTGATAACTTTGGAGGCTATAACCCTAAAGATAAAACCTTTAAGGTGGGGAGTAGGGATACTTCCGGTAACAGTCTTATTAAAACTCTTTTTGTACCTCGAGGAAAAAGAGGACAGGGGGGACGAGGAGCTGAATTACCCATTAATGATCTGTTCGGAGAGTATTCAGGATTAAATGTAAGTCTTGAAGAGATGAAATGGATTGGACTTGAAGACTGGTTAACAACTAACTACAAACCTCAAAACAGAATTAAGATGACTGAGTTAAGAGAGTTTGTAGAAAAGAGCCGAATGAAATTAGTTATGTGGAAAGGGAATGACCACTTTGGAAGTCCTGAGTACGGAGCAGTTACTGCTGGTCCTAATCTTGGTAATAATACTGTTTTACTAACACAAATTGATATAGCTAATCTTCCTGACGACAGTACTATTAAACATATGTTTCATCCTTTCAGGGACTTAACTGAAGATATGGTAGAAGATGAAGATATAGAAGGATTACAAAGTTTATTCTCTACATTTAAAGGACATTACTCTGAGCAATTAACAATAGTTAGTAGAGACCCTGCAAGTACATTAAGTGAAGCAGAAGAGATAACTGATTTCTATAAGTTTATTCCTGAAGAAGTAATGACACCTACTATTACAGGCAAAACAAAAGTACCTATAACAGATAGAAATAATATATTTATGACTGCAAGGTACCAATCTAATGTTATATATGAAGATGGTGTTCCTAAAAACACTATGGAAATATTAGAGATACAGACTGATGTATTAGATACGGATATTGGTAAGGATGCATTTAAAAAGAAAATGTCCGTTGACTTTAAGTCAGGAGATACCTTGCCGGGCAGATCTTTAACGTGGACTGGTATGGGTGGAGCTAAGTGGAATTTTCAAGTGAATGGAGGGGATATAACTATTACTCCCCTTAATAATTCTGCTATGCAAAGAGGAGTAGACACTGCTCCATTTGAAACAATGTTAGGTAAGTTAGAGATGTTAAGTCAACGTAGTGGGGCATTAACAGTTAATGTTATAGATCATCCTTCGCAAGCTAAATTTCCTTTGATAGGAATTTCTTTTCCGAAAGAAACTATGCCTTGGGGTGATGTATCAAATATTGATATTGATCCAAAAGTAATTGATGAAATGCTTGAAGTTATCATAGAAGGTCGTCCCAGAGAGATTTTACCAAGAGATATACGTTGGTCTAAAGAACAATTATTAAATGGAGAATCTGGATTCCAAATTATTCCCAGACAACTTGGCGATGATACAGTCTGGGATATTTATGATGGCCCAAAATTAGCGTCTGGTGAGAATGTTATAGCAGATACATTAGCTTCTGAAGATGATGCCGTATATACACTATGGTCTATGCTAGATAGTATGCATAAAGACACAATACATAATAATGCTCCCCTTCCCCCTAATCTTATATTTGATAAAGGGTGGCATATGCCTATCTTAAGAGAAGGTTTTGTTCATGGAGCTATGTCTGGCAAGTCCTATATCACAATAGATAGTGCTGGCGGTGTGATGCAAAGCTATGGGGATGCTGCCCTTAAATATTCTGGCACTAGATACGGCGAAGCCGTCGGAGAATTTAGAGCACAGATACTACCAACACGAATACAGAACTCGATAAAAGCTGTTAGAAGGGCTGTAGACGAGGGAGTAAATTCATGGAAAAAGAGCCCTAAAGAACCAACTATAGACGGCATGCCTATAAGAGAAATCCCTGAAGATTTTAGAGCTGGAGTTGAAGCTGACCCCCAACTGGAATCTATGGGAATGAGGTTGGAACGCCAAACTCCTATAGAAGAAGTTCGTATTGATGATGTGCGTACCGAAGTGGCACTAGAAGCTGAAACTGAAAGGGTAGCCGGACTTGCAAATGAGATGGAAAGACGAGGGGTAAAGATGACCCCTGATATTCGAGGAGAAATTGATGCATCACAAGATGCATTAGGGCAAGCTGGCAAAAGGGTAAATTCTTTATTATACGATGCTATTGCTAAAAGACATGGCGGTAAATCTATAACTAAGTTCGACACTATTTTAGATGATAGTAATACTAGAGAGATGGGATTCGCACTCGATGAACTTCTTGTAGATGATCCTCCTATGGGATCAACAAGAGCTAACCAGCTAATAGAGGATATTGAAAATGAGGCTCAAGGCATATTAGATTCTGGGAAACCTAAAAATACAGGAACACTTATTAAAGGGGCCCAGAAGATTGTCGGAGATATTTTAAGGATGTCTGGACATTCTAGTCTAAAAAATGAACATGCAAAAATACTTATAGGAGCAAAATGGAAACCTACTGGTGTTATGGAAGTTACCCCAGAAGAGCTTATAAATCCTTTTGGGTTTACTGATGAACAACTACAAATTATTGGTCTTAATAAACCTCCCACAAATGCCTATTTTGATTTAAGAGGTGAGGGTCCAATTCACGAAAGAATTGAAAAGCTTTCTTGGATGTTGGGCTATGGTGATGAGCCCGGTGATATATATGAAAGCTTTGGATATAGATTAGGTTCTTATGTTTTCAGCGATCAAGAAGCTGACACACAGGCAGCAAAATTTCTTCAGAGAGCCATTGATAATCTTGATGATATTCCTTACAAGTTAGATGTTGAAGATAACGATATGGGTCGAGCATTACTTAATGTATTTGATAATGTTACAGCTCAATCTGTAATAGATAAACTTGATGAGGGTTTTACTACAGCCGATGATGCCAGATCAGGTCTTCTAAATGATGCTATATCTGCTTTAGATCAAGAAACTATTTCTGAATTATCAGAGGATGCGACATCTATTGGCCTTATAAGAACAGAATTAGAGACTGGACGTTACGCACATTTAGGATTAGTTCCTCCTAAAGTATTAAACAATTATGAAAGTGGACCATCTAGACCTATTCAACTTATGATGGAAAATGGTGATATAGAGATACGTCAAGGATTTAGCCATTCTGTTAAAAACCATCTTGAATTAGCAGGATTGGCTACGCATAATGTCCGATACAGTTCAAGTCAAGAAGATATTTTAGAAACAATTCTAGATGCTGCATTAGATGTTGCCCTTGAGAGTGGAACTATATCCAGTAAAAGCGACTTAATAGATCATCTTGGTATGAATCCACTGGCAAAATTATCTTTTGGAGAGACAGATAAGGGTAGATGGATACATTCTATTGATCTTAATAAAAGTATTGTTGACGATCAGGGTAATTACATTCCAGAACTAGGTTTAAAAGGTAAACCAAATAGTAAATTTCCCCATGCTCCTACTACATTAGGAGAAGCTATCCGTGTTGGATATATGAGACTGTACCAAACTACAGACGAACTACCAATAGGCGGTAGGATATTAGGATTTACAGATATATTTAGTGATGGTACTTACCTTGTAAGCCTTACTAAGTCTGCTGACTTTAGAACTGCCGTACATGAGTACGGTCATGTACTAAGAAGAAACTTAACTAACGAGCAATTAAAAGTTGCTGGTGAGTTTTCAATGGGGCCAGAGGTATTTAACGCTTTAGATAATAAAAATATCTGGACTAGAGAAGGGGAAGAGGCATTTGCTGATGCCTTTGAACTCTATGTTACTACTGGATATGCCAAGACTAGAGAACTTAAAAATGTATTTGAAGTATTTAAAGATTGGCTTATTAAAACATACAGGTCTATTAGAGGTACAGAACTTGAAGAGAACCTAAGTCCTGAGTTAAAGGCAATGTTCGATGATCTGGCTCGACCTGTAACTCCATCTAATAGAAAGATTAAGAATAATGTTCTTGAACATGAAGAAGCTACAGCCAATGCTTTCTTTGGTAATAAGAATAAGACTGTCAGGATTCCAGAAGATCCTGATAGGTTATATAGAAAGGATCATACTACTGTTGATAGGTTAGCCCTTGAGCCCGATGAAGTTATTAGGAAAAGAGTAAGAGCAGTTAGGTCGGTAGGGAAGCTATTAGAAAAACATAATCTTACAAAGGTTCAATTGTTAAAGGCAGGATATGTAACTAAAACACGCATCACTGGTAGCACTGGAAGAGTGAGGACCGAATATCGTATTCATAAAAAAGATGTTGAATCTTATCTAAGACATGAAGATAGACCTAAACCAAGTATAGAAGCCACAGATCCTGCTATCATTAATCTGCCTAGCCATGATGCAAAACTTAGCTGGCATCAGAAGAGAGCTGTTGATTCTTTAGATCCTCCCAAGCCACAAGTTATTGATCCTAAAGCATACAGAGAAGCAGGAAAACCTACCTTCCTTGGTAATTACATATTAAAATACTTAGCTAAACATCCAAAGTCTTCTGTAGATAATATATATGGAGCTATAGTAAAAGAGTCTCAATCAAAATCTTCAACTGCTTGGAAAAAACTTTCAAGGAAAGCTGAATTTTATAATAGGGGTCAAAGTAAGTTTGTTCATCCTTCAGACAGGCGACCTCAAGGGATTCCTAATAAAGCCAGAATAGAAAGAGAACTTACTAGAGTAACAGGGACACGAACTCCCGGTTATGTAAAGGGTCCGAAATTTCTTTATGACCCTATTGGTCCTTATGTAGAAGTTGATGAAGATGGATTGTGGTCAGTTATGCCACAGGACCGACTGTATAAGATTGTCGATGACGAAGGGACACCGCCTAAAGGAATAGATGAAGCAGGGCAAGTTACTCCTCCCATTGAATCTTTATCTTCGTTACAGAATATAGAGAATGTTATTAGTGCTAACTTTATTGTTAATAACTATCGGAGATTAGCTCAGACTCCGGGCCTTAAACATATTATTAGTAGATTAAATCCTGCCAGTGCAGCAAATGATCCACTATCTAAATCATTAATTGCACATGCCATGCTTAAAGAAGAGGGTAAACAGAAAGCAGAAATTGCTTTCACAAGATTATCTAGGCTGGGTTCTCAACGTAAAGTCTTTGGCGAACTAGACGATACAGGAAGAATTGCAGAAGGTCCACTTAGAGGTAAGAACGTAAATGATATACGTTCTAACTATTCAGAATATGAATCTTCTTTAAGTGAAGCTCAGAAAGAATGGGTTCAAATTGCTAATGCTATTGAAGATGCAAAACTGGCAATGTTTAGAGCAGAAGGTATAGACATTAATGAACTCGCTGTAACAGAAGGTGGACATTACGCTGGTCGTAGATTAATGGGTCGTGTATTTGTTGATGGTGAGTATGTAGATATCGGAGTTGTAGCCGGGCCGGGCAGACCCGGAACAAGATCTGCTCAAGAAAAGGAAAGATATTTTGAGACTGCCGAAGAAGCTATAGAAGCTGGATATAGATATCTTGATGATGATGAAGCACTATTAATGAACCTACAGGCTGCCTATAGAAGAGTAGCTGACAAGAGAGCAGTTGACCATATTGTTAACAATGTAGTTTCTACCAGAACAACTGGTGCTCCTGAAGAATTAATACAAAGCAGAGGATTGGCTGGTAAACGATTAGCTGCTGCAAAAACACTAATAGAAGAAATACAGAGAGCTAAACGTGGTGGCCAAATAACAGCACAGGCTCGCAAGTCTATTGAGAATATGCTACCTGAGATAGAGGGTATGCTTGGTGATACTGCTGCAATATCACTAGAGCAACTTATAAAAGCTGGACGTATTGCAGAAGACCAACCTAGTACATTTGTACCGCAGAAAGGAATGATTAAGGCTCTCTTCCGAAGAGTTCAAGAATTAGAGCAGCAAATTGATGATATAACAGAAGCTGGCATGCAAGTACCTTCAGAGTTATATCAGAGATTAAATAAAATGAGAGGAGATCTAGGATTTCAAAAGCATATGGTTGCCGAAGCCTATGCAAACTATAAAGCCTATGGAACCTTTGAGTACACATGGAGTAAATCAGCTACCAGTATTCTTGTAGCTGATAGGGTTGGAGCATTAGATGAAATACTAGAACTTGTTAGAGGCAAGCCTGTTATAGGAACTACTTCAGGTGGAAAGCAAACTACTTATTATCGTGGAGGTCTTGTCGATTCATTAAAAGCTGAGAAGGCAGAAATAGATCTTGAGATTTCAAATCTTAGACTAGAACAACCAAAATTATTTGAAGGTAGCTTGGGTCAACAGGTTCCTGCCTTTGCCGGTAAATTCTTTACTAAGGATCAGCCTTTAAGTTTAAGAAAACCTGACGGATCTAAGATGCGTGGCATAGATGTTCAGAGAGCTATTGGTCAGGCAATGGTAGACAACAGGGAGTTTAGTGAGGCTTTAAATTCTATTAATACTGCTAACTCTATGTTTAGGTTCTTCCAATTAGCTGGTGACATGTCAGCATTCGGAATACAGCTTTTGTTCTTATGGGGACAGACAGTTAGGAATCCACTATTTATGGCTAAAGCTATGAAGGGATTTGTCTCTGCATTTGTAGACCCAACATTCCATCAGAACTATATACATAACCATAGGGAGCTTTTATCAAAACATCCCGGCATGATGATATCTACTGGAGGAACAGAGTTTACTGAATTTACTAGGTTAATGGCTAATGCTGGATTTGTAAGAACTAAACCAATAAGAGTTTCAAAAGAAGTATTAGAGAGAGTACCCGGTCTTCCACAGGCAGGAAGGACATATGTAGGACTTCTAAAGAGGGCACAGTCAGGATTTGAAACAGCATTAGATGTAGCTGGTATCGAAATGGCAAAGGCATTTGAAGGGCGATATTCTCATCATGCAGACGTACAGCAGATAGATGACTTTATTAATGAGTTTAGAGGGCTTGCTAATCCAGCTAGGCTGGGTGTTTCTACAAAACAAAGACAATTAGAAACTCTAGCTTTGCTCGCTCCAAGATATAACAGGGCTATAGCAGCAATGTTAGGAGATGTCTTTAGTGGAAATATAAGAGGGAATGAAGCCAGAAAGACACTGGCTGCTGGTATAGGAAGTATTATGGCAATGGCTGTTGCTATATCTTTTGCGAAAGGAGAAGATCCAGAAGAGGTAGCAGAACACTTTAATCCCACTAGCCCTATGTTTATGACTTGGAATGTAGGTGGAACTAATATTGGAGTTGGATCTAAAGTAAGATCTCTCATCAAGCTTGGAGGAGGAATCTATGCTACTGGATCAGGAGATGATCCTATAGATCTATTTACTCTTAGCATGGACAATCCCGGTATACGATTCGTAAGAGGTAACGCATCTCCAGTTGTAGGATCTGCGATTGATATCCTTTCAGGAAGAACTTATATGGGAGACCCTGTATACGGTGGATCTCCTTGGGATATAAAGGGCCACATAATAAACTTTACTAAAGAAGAAATAGCTCCAAAGACGATGCCTATATGGGCACAGGCCGTAGTTCTTGAAGGTGGTAACCCTCAACAGAGAGCTATAAAGGGACTTGTTGAATTCGTTGGGGGCAGAGCATATCCACAAGGATCATTCCAAATGCTACGGGGATACGCACAGGAACATGTAGGTATTGATTATGAAGACATGGAACCATTTGAGAGAAGAATATTAAGAGAATACCTCTCAGACGAGCTAGACCCTATGCTTCTTGAGAAAGTAAAGCAAGGAGATAAAGATGCCCAATACTGGTTAGCAATAAAGCAATTAGACGAAGAAAGATTCTCGAGGGAAGAAGCACTGTTAAAACAGTTTATGAATCCTAGAAAGTATCCTAGATTTTTAGTGCGTGGGGCACAAGTACTTAGGCAAGAATTTAGTGATCTTCAAGAACAGCATGCTACTCAGAAAGCATCATTAAATAAACAGTTTGGTATGTACCAAGACGATCAAACTTTTGATAAGAACGACCCTAAGAAATTTATATTATCGGAATGGTATAACTTATATGATAAAGCAACTGATCCAGATTCTGGTGCTTTTGATTATGAAAGACTACAAGCATTACAACGTAATTTCTATAAGAAGACTCTTCCGAATGGAGATTCTTATAATCAATATAAAGACTTTATTATTAGAAATACATCTAATACTCGACACCCTAAAGGATACGAGACTGTTATGTCCAGAAATACTGTCGAAAGATGGCAGCGTGCAGAAGAAGCAAGAGTTGACTTCTTAAGAAACAGAGGTAAGTGGTCCAATATATTGGACAGCCAGTAAGGAAATATATAATATATGTTAGTATTGAGTTTAAATTCAAATACATGGAGACCTTATGACAACCAATTCTGATATACCAGTAGAGCCAGAAGAGCAACAAGCAGAAGGTGCTATTGGTAGTACATATACAGAATATGGACCGACAGATACGGAGGCAGAGCCAGTTTCAGATGTGGCTTCCGACTTTCCTCCGGCTCCAACCACACCTGAGACTACTCTGTCTCCCCCAACTGATGATCCCGTTACCCCTGTTCCCAACGCCGACCCAACTCTTCAACAACAACAAGATGAAGTTGCTCGCCAAAGAAGAGAATATGAGGCGATCCAAGAACGTGACAAGATTATTTCCAATCTTGAACAAGAAGCTCTTCAAATGGAGCAGAAACTTTTACGAGAGGGGTATTCCGATAGTGAAGCAAAACAGCAAACTATGGGTCATCTTGAGGGGCGAGTCAACCAGATACAACAACAAAGAAATGCTCAACAGCAAGTAGACGTAGAAAGAGGAAAGCGAAATGCTTCAATACATTTCGCTAAGAAATATAATTTAGGTCTTGAAACTCTTGGTAGTTTAGAACAAGCCAGAAATCCTAAAGAAATGGAAGACATGGCTAAAACTATATCTACTATGGAGTCGCAGAGAAAAGAGATAGCAGAATTAAAGTCACGATTAGCTCCACAGCAATCGTTTGACACTAATACTCCTAGCCCTGCTGCTGCGACAAACGATGATAGATTGCTAGACGCATATCTAGCAGGGGATAGATCTGATGCAGCAACTGCTGCAGCAGCAAAGTTACTAGGAATATAGGGGGGCGTAATGGCTCAAACTGCAACAACAGGAAACCTTGAGAAAGCACAGAAGACTATTATTGCCACTGCTAGATATACAGAGGAGCACAATGCTCCAGCTATGGCACTGATAGAGTCCATGAATCTGCCAAAGGGATCGTCAACAGTGACAGTTCCTAAAGTTGGTCAGATGTCTATGAGTGATCTTGTCGATGGACAAGACATCATAGATGAAGAAGAGATTGGGATGACTACTGTAGATCTCACAGCTAGTGAGGTTGGAGCTAAAATTATTCTTACGGATAAGCTAGTAAGACAGATGGCTCAGAATGTCTTCTCTATCATAGGGCGACAGCTCGGTGATGGAATGGCCCGAAAGAAAGATACAGATGTACATGCTCTGTATTCTGGATTGAATGGAGGAACAACTCTTGGAGCTGCTGGTGGAGCAGTAACGCTGGCTAAGATTGCTGGTGCGATTGCCTACACTAAAGCTAATAAGTTTGGTTCTCAGGTATATATCCTTCAGCACCCTAATGCTGTATATCAGATAGCTGCTACTGCTGTAACAGCATCTACTACATATCCAGTTCCTGCTGGATGGTCTTCTGATTTGCTTGGCAACTTCTTTAGTGGGCTCCGACCACTTAATGGAGTACCAATCTTTGAAGACGGAAACCTTTCAATAGATAGTAGTGATGATGCTATTGGTGTCATAGCTGCTAAAGACGCATTGGTAGTTCTTAACTCAGTAGATACTAGAACAGAGAGGCAGAGAGATGTTTCTCTTAGGGCTACTGAAGTGGTGATGACCGCCGATTACGGGGTTTTTGAGCTAGACGATAGTCGAGGAGCACCTCTTACTTATGATGCTTCTGCTCCTGCGACAAGTTAAGGTATAAAATATGGTTAGCTTTAGGGATAGAAAAAGCATGAGAGAAGAGCTGACTGGAATTGGCTATTCTTGGGAGTATCTGGATACATGGCAGCCAAAGACAGTCTTATACAGACATGCTGATGGCTTAAATGCAGAAGGAGAAGTTGTTCATCCTTATGGCACAGAAGTTCGGGGGGTTCCGGGAAACCCAGATTATGTAATTAAAAAATCAAAGATAGGATTCTTTCCGTATCCCCCTAATGAACATTGTAATTGTATATGGTGTGTAGAAAGAAAAGGTAAAGAAGAAGCTGTAACGATTGACCGTGGCTCTTCTTCCTCTAAAAAATAACGGTTGATCGCAGGGGTAAGCCCTGTAATAAGTAACCTTTAAGGAGGTTAGATATGTCTTTTCCGCAAACAGTTAATTTGTCTTATGGAATGGAAAAAGTAGAAACTTCTGGACAAAAGCAGAAGTTAGGAACAAGAGCAACTACCCCAGACGGCAGAGTGTTCTATTATGCAAGGGATGACGGAACGGCACTTGCCACAGCCGGAAAGATTGTTGACGGTACTGTTGTAGTTGCTGCACACGATATGGATGTTGCTGCTACTGCTGCTCATAGTGTTGGTGACACAACAATTAGCATAGAAGTACCAACTACTGACTTAACCAAAGACCAATATGCAGATGGATACTTGATATTCAATGATGGGCCGGGCGAAGGTGAAGTCTATAGAATCAAGTCGCATCCTGCTCACGATGCATCTGCCGATAACACGGTCATCATCACGCTTGATGAAGAAGATGGAATAAGAACTGCATTAACCACTGCTTCTTTATGTGGATTAAGGGAAAACCTTTATGCAGGAGTAAAACTCATTGATGGCGATGGCACTCAGTCAACAGGGCCACTTGGTGTTACTCCTATTCCAGTAACTGCTTCTTACTACTTCTGGCTTCAAACATATGGCGTTGCTGCTGTTGAGGTAAGCGGAACTACAGCTATGACCTTAGGTAATGCTATTGAGGTCAGCGAAGTGTCAGGACAGAGCGGTATGGCCACTTTGCATGATTCTTCAGGTGCTACTGACTTGGAACCAATTGGTGTTGCAATAAGTATTGCTGCGGTTTCTACTGACTATCAGCAAGTAATGTTAAAAATACGATCGTAAT